TCATCAAGCACGTTGCGGTCGAATGTTTCGTTATCCACATCTAGGTCGTAGGTTATTGTGTAGTAGAAAGAACAGCAACCGTAGAGCTTTCTTTCCGCAGAGGCTCCAGACAATTTGACGCATCGAGCGGGCAGACCCCACATAGGTTCTGCATTAACTCGGTTCATGCACTCTGCGATCAACCCAAGATCAATGGTGGGAAAGTTAGCTTTGATCTTGACCGAAATGGTTCCCTTATCAAACTCGACAGCCGCACCAGTCAGCTTCTCGTGACTACTGGAAACAATCGGATCATCATCTTTGTCACGTTCTGCTTCAATGGTCTTTTTACCGAACGAGACAGTGATTTCTGATAGCTCGTCAATTGGGTTGTCAATTTCTAGGTCTTGACACCGCTTGAGGGGCTTGTTTGAAAACGGAATTTCAACAGACCACCACTCTGGAACTTCACCTTGTTTGCCTTGATGAGGTTCAATGGTCCAGTCTGGGTGGCAGAAACACCAGTCGTCTGCACGGCCAGTTCCTGTTCCTACTCCACCCATTGTGTCATCGTACATGGACCCCAGAGCCGGAAGCCCAACAAAGTCAGCAATCTCGTTGGGACCGGTCCCTTGGGTAGTGTGAACCAGATACTTTGTCTTGTAAGTTCGGTACCCATCACGATCACGAGAGTACCGAACATCATACAGTTTGGCACTGAGAACTGGCATTATGCGATTCCGGCGGGCTGGAGGACAGAAGTAATCGGGTCTTCGTTTGCAGTGGCCGACGTGTTTTCAAGAATGCCCCTCAACAGGACAACCATTTCTTGGAATTGAGATTGCTTGGGATCAGTGGTTGAAGTAGAGCTCTCGTCCAGTGGTGGGAGCATTCCACCTTTCCAAAATTCCATTTCAGCATCTTCTAGGGACTGCTCCTTAGGTATGATTGAATCTAGAAACTCTGGGTGAAATTCCAGCATATCCATGAGGTCTGGAACTTCAGTAGGCATGCTCTCAACCGGAGCCATCATGTCCATATTGAAGAGCTCTTGAGGAGAAAAGAGCTCTGCCATGTCCGCAGCAGTAGAAGCTGCCTTAACTCCAGGTTCCATGACATCCATCACATCGTCTGGAACACTGAAGAACCCTGCTGATTTTTTCCCTGTTCCTGTCACAGAACTGGCTGCATCGAACATGTCAGCGACACCACTTGCTGCCAGCCCGGAGTAGGCAGAAATCGCATCACCAGCCATCCCAGACGTAGCTTCTTCAGCTTTCCTTTCAGCGTCTTTGATGTCTGGAATTCCATCCATGAACTCTGCAATTCTCTTAGCGGCCTCACTGCTTCCTTTCAGCGCAGAATCTCCAAGATCAAACGCTTTTTCTACTTTCTTCTTCTTGTCTTCAAGTTCTTCCACAAACTCTTCGCTGCCATGTGCCGCATCCTTTTTCATTTCTCCCCAGACGGGCTTAGCAGCATCTACAAGTTTCTTGGCTTCGGGAACAGCGTTTTCTGCGGCCTTGTTTTTGAACTTGTTGTAAGCTCCAGCAACCTTTTCTTGTTGAGCAGCAACTTCTGCTGTCAAAGCCTTTTCAGTGTCAGAAATCTGACGCTTGCTGATGTCTTTCAGTTCTGGAACTCTTGCAACAAATCCTTCTGTTAGTGGGGTCCAGATGTCCGCAAGATTCGTAGTTCCAGCAATCAATCCTGGAAGACTCTTCATCATAGAGATGATGTTCTTGATCAAGTTGTTGAAGACTGTCCAAGACATGTCTCCAAAGTTCAACATCCCAGTTTCCATCTCTTCAAATGCGTTGCTGACTGCTCCTGCCATTTGGCCGTAAAACATGAAGATAACTTGATCAACAAACTGCGTAGCGTAGAGCCTCATGTTCAGCATGGCAAGCTGCCACACCAACTCCATGTTGAGCCAAGTGAACTCCATCATCTTAAACAGTTCAGCGGTCAGTTCACTCACATCATTCCACGTCATTCCAAAGTAGTTAAGGATTGACGTAGTCGCCCACGAGACCCAGTTGACTATACGAGTGACTGCCCAGATGAAGGTGTCTGCCAGATCACTGGCAACAACCATCACAAGGCTCATGAAAGAATTCCACATCGGTGAAACCCATGCCCAGAAGGCGAGTAGTGTTCCCCAGATTGTCATGGCGGCTTGTTCAATTCCTCCCATCCAATCAATAGACCTCTTGATGATCATTCCAAAGAATGTGATCAATGGAATAATCAGCAGGAAGGTCGCAGTGACCCAAACAACGACTCCACCAAGGGATGCCATCGCTGTCAAGATAGATCCAATGAATCCCATGAAAGTTGCAATACCTGTGATCAGATATCCAACCAAGGACACAAACACAGAGATCCCAACAAGAATCGGACCAAGGGCAGCCACCACCAATGCGATGTTCATCGCAAGTTTCTTGTTTTGATCACTCCAAGAAGCAACCCACGCCATCCCTTCTCGGATCTTTGCCATAGCAAAGATTACGTACGGAGCCAACATTCTGCCGACAGAGATTGCAGCAACTTCCACAGCGTTCTTGAACATACGAAGCTGGTTGGAAAAAGACCCCATCATGGTCTTAGCCATTTCAGCCGTAGTTCCAGCCTTCTTGAACTGCTCTTCCAATTCCCGCATTTTCTTGGAAAGACCGAGTAGGGGAGTGATGGATTTCTGCGACAGTTGTTCAATTCCCAAAGCCTCAAGAAGTGCAACACCTCCAGGGCCAGTAAGACTCCCCAGCTTGTCTTCAATCATTCCTATCGCTTGGCCGAAGTCAACGAACTGACCAGTGGATTTATCGATCAGGTCAATTCCATACTTCTGCCAGACAGCCTTGTTTTTCATGAACGTGCCGGTCATCAACCGCAACGCTCGGCCGACAGTGTGCCCGGCGTTTTCTGCCTTCTTGCCAGCATCAGCAAACGTAGCCAAAGCTGCACCGAGGCCCTCAATACTCATGCCGTACTGATGCGCGGCAGCAGCAGAGTCGGACGCCATAGACCGGGCAATTTCACCCACACTAGCGGTAGAACTAGAAGCAGCAGCAACAACCACATCCGACATCCGAACCAAGTTGTTCGCCATGATTAACGGATCATCAGATGCAGCCTTAAACGAATATAGTGATGTCAACAACGCTTGTGTCGCATCTTCCATATTCATTTCTGCGGCAGTAGCAAACTGGCTCATGATCCCAACGGTCTCAAGTGACTGAGCAACCCCCATACCGCTTTGGGACATCAGCTTGAAAGCATCCATTGTTTCGGTAGCACCGAACGGACTTTCTCCGCTGGTGGCATTCGCCATAGCTGCATTTTCAAGAACAGCCATGTTCTTCTGTGTACCCTCTTTCGGTCCCAAGAATGCTTTGGTCTTGGTGAGAGATTCGTCAAACTGAGCAAAGGCTTTGACAGATGCCGCCCCCAACAGAGCCAGTGGAGTGCTGATGTATACCGACATCATCTTACCAGCAGAACGGATATTCTTACCGGCAAGAATCCAGTGATTACCGAATGTCCGTACGCTGGCAATCGCAGTTTGCATTCCAATAACTGTGGAACGCACAAACTGAGAAACTTGATGAGCAGTCGCTGCCACAGCCTGTTTCAGCATATTCCATGCCGAAATGACGCTTGTTCTGATCACAGACCCCATTGTTGACAGAGCCGTGATGACTGGTGTCAAGCTGACTTTGATCAAAGCTAAGTTGATTCTAGCTACTGATCCCATCGCTCCAAACAGAGTTCTTTGACTCCGCAGATTTGTAGCCAGAGACCTAAGGATCTGCATGATGGCAGTGTAGTGAACTCCTGTCTTAGCCAATGCTGTCCCAAGCATCTTTAGAGAGGACAGTCCACTAGAAACAATGCTCTGGCGGAAGATTCTTCCAGCAACAGACGCACTGATCCTAAACAACTGAAGGTCCTTAGAAAATTGCTGGAACGCATAAGCACTTCCAGTCTTCATCGTGGCCCAGAGGTCAGCATACGCTTGCTTCGTGTAAGAAATGTTCTTTCTAAACTCCGCCGTAGCGTATGCCGCACCCTTAGAAAGCAGTTGGAAAGTCTCTGTATAAGCCTTCTTGACGTTGGAAGACAGACTGTTCATGTACGAACTTGTCTGTGCAACTTGTTTCTTGACCTCATCACCGATCTTTTGAACAGTCGCAAAATACTGTTCGGCTTCGGCCTTGATCTGGATGATGATGGGGCTAAGATTCATTGCTGCTTCCTCGGCTTGAGTCCAACCAGTCTAGACTTCCAAATTGCCTTGGCTCTCTGACTGTACTCTTCAACAGTTTCGTGTTTCTTCTCTGCTGGAAGATCCATCTTAAGAATCATGTCTTTGATCTTAATCCTAGATGGAGTCTTAGCCACACTTCTTCTGACTTCTGTGGCAATCTGAGCAGCGTACAGGTCTGCGCGGGAAGGCTGGTTTAGTTCCAACTCTAGAGCCAGCTTATAATCGAGATAATCCCCGTAGGTGAGCCTCTTGCGAAGATCTCCTACGAGGATACCCCATCTCAATGAGAGTTGAAACAGTGTCCAGTCCCGCTTTACTCGTTTTTTCGTTCTTCCTTTGCTCCAGCCAACTTAGCCTTCTTTTCGGTCAACTCTTCGATGCGCTTGTCAATGGCTTCAACACTCTCATCTTCGGTGATGTGACTGATCTCTTTCAGCTTCTTGATCAGAGCCTCCGTTGTCTTGGAAGACAACAGCTTGACAAAGGCATCCCCACACGGCTGTTCTTTGCCGACTGGAAACAAGCATCGACCCAGCAGTACCGCTTCGGCTTCTGCGGTACGTCCAAGAGAAACTACGCTGGTCCCTTCCATCTTCATTTGGGAAGCGATGAAGTTCTTCCACGAGTACACATCAGAAGACAGAGCTTCTTTCAGCACATAGTCACCAGATGGCAACTTGACCTGAACTGTCTTGCGGTCCTCGGAAAAGTCCATCACTTCAACTGCTGACGTCTGCGACACGTTACTTTCCTTTCAGGAGGAATTATGGAACCACACCAGATCACGTTCCGGTGTGAAGCTCGTCGTAGGCGAAGTCTTCTTCTGCACCAGTGCTCGGATCCGTATTGGTCGGAACAATGGTAGCAGTCATTTCGGGTTGTTCACCTTCGGTGTTTTCCGAAGGGTCCACATTCTTGAGGAACCCAAAGAAGCTGAGCCGGTCACCGTTGGGGTAGTGAACCGTGACTGTCGTTTCAACATTGATCAGAGCCAGCAATTGAGGCATGACACGAGGGTCATACGCACAGGTCAATTGCATCTCTGTCATGGTCTGCAACGACCGAGGAGCAAACGTCCTCAAAGTCGTGTTGTGCATCGTGGTGATGTCAATTGCATCACCCCCGTCCAAACCTGGAGGTTGAACGGTCTTTTCCCACAACGAGACATCCGGGTCAGCAGCAAAGGCAATCTTTGTGCTGTACCCATCCTTCAACATCTTTCCACCGGGAGTGGACCGTGCTGTGTGTGTAGGGGCGGCCATACTATCCTTCCTGATCTATTGAGACTGTGAAATTTGCAACGAATCGGTCACGCTTAGTTACCGAATCTTCTTTCCCGATGGACTCAACCGTGCTTCTCCTTGAGATAACTTGGATGGTGTATGTTGACGAGTCAATCGTTACTCGATAGTTGTTGATTGCGTCCAAGGCCACAGTCAGGGAGTTGATTTTGCTCCAACCAGTCTGATGACCAGAAGCTCGCACCCTCAACTGGATTCCAGGATGCTGTAGAACTTCTCCATCGATCTGTGACCTCCCATCTGGAGTTCCAGTTGTATCAAACAACGTAACACAAGAATCAGGAGAGTCCAACTCGTATCCTACCGAGATCGGCCAATCTACGTAATTCCGCGGAAGACTGCCTTGTCCAAGAGCAATCAGAGCATGTCTTACGATGTCTGCTGGAGAGTGTGTCAGTTCAGCCATGATTGTTCTTTATGTTTGGATTAGCTGGATCAACGCAGTTTTGAAATCTGCTGCAAACCTGAATCTCTTTGTACCAGCTTCCTTACCAGAAAACCGTGGAGATCCAAGAGAACTTACTGCCTGAATTTCATACAAACTGGATCCAATTGACACTCTAGACCTATTGACTTCTTCTGTCAACTTGGTCTTGAACTGCTGAATTCTTGTCCACCCGTCTGGATAGTCATCAGATCGTACTTGGACTTGAACTCCGTAATGTTGTTGTACACCTCCTTCAACAGACTCACGACCTTCTGGGAATCCCTTGGTGTCAAAGGTACAAGAACAATTGTCAGGCTCGTCCGGCATGTAGTTCACAGAAACCGGAGAAGCAGAAGAATCGCTAGGCAAAGTCCCGTACACCGAAGAAACGATCCAGTGACGAATGATATCTGCTGGGGAATGATCCAGCCGATAAATTACTTCTACTCGAGCAGCATACCCCGAAAGGTGTGCAGAACCAACGGTCAGATGACAAGACGCTAGGTAAGTGGCATCGGAAGTCTGAAGAGCATAGGCCACCAAACTCGTAGCCGGAGCCGACAGGTTACCGCTTGCAGTTTGCACCGGTGGCTGGAAAGTAGCTGAGACGCTGCCGGTGGCCCTAGGCGCAATCAGAACCGCCAAACCCGTATAAACTGGCGGGGTGCTATTTGTTGCCCCTTGTAGTGTCGTTTTTGGGGCAACAATAAACGCCTCGGCAGTGTACACCGGAACAGCATGGGAACCGATGGCTGAAAGTACCGCTTCTGGAACTGTCAAACTGCTTTCCGCTGTAAAGCTCCCTGAAGAGAAAGTGGCATTACCAGAAATACCTGTTCCCCCGACCGTTAAGGAACTAGAAGCCAGATAAACAGGCTTCGTGAATACTGCTGTTCCTTGAACAGTGATTACTCCAGTTGACAGTGATCCGGTCGCAGAGTAGATAGGACTGGTGAACGTGGCTGAGGCTTGAAGAGTTACTGCTTCGCATTGGAGTGTTCCGGTCGCTGTATAGACTGGTCGTACAAACGAACAAGAGCCAGTCAGCGCAGTTACCCCGGCCGTAAGCACTCCCGTTCCTGTGTAGATCGGTCCAGTGTGTGAAGCATTGCCAGACAGAATCACAGACCCACTTAGTAGAACAGAAGAAGCTGTGTATGTTGGACGAACATGAGTTCCTGATGCTGAATAGGTGATCTGTGGGACAGACAATGTTGCAGAAGCTAGATAAACTGCTGCCGCATGAGAAGCAGTTCCGGTCAAGGTTGTCGGTGCAACAGCCAATTCACTCGTACCAGAGTAGATTGGGGCTGTGAAAGCCACACTTGAAGACAAAGAAGTTGAACCAACCGTCACGGATGAAGAAGCTGTGTATGTTGGTGTCGTGTGGACTACAGTTGTTGAAATTGTGGCTTTCGGTGAAGTTAGGTCTGCTGATGCTGTGTAGACTGGAGTGGTGTGGGAAGCAGAAGCTGCCACTGTCACCGCAGCCATAGTCACAGCAGAAGAAGCTGTGTAGACTGGAGCATCAAATTCAGCATAGGCTGAAATGACAGTAACTCCGGTCTGAACAGAACTGGACCCAGTGTAGGTCGGGCGAGTATGGCTTGCCGAAGCAGAACAGGTGACCGCTCCAATAGACACAGAACTGGAAGCTGTGTAGACTGGACGAGTGTGAGTTGCTGAACCTGATCCAGTGACTGCTCCGACCACCAGAGTCGAGGTTCCGGTGTAGCTGGGAGGGCTGTGAGTACACGAACCCGTCAATGTTGTGGCCGGAGCAGTCAAGCTGGAGGAACCAGTGTAGACTGGACGAACATGAGTTGCACTGGAAGCCAAGGTGGCCGCTCCAATGGACAACACACTTGTTCCAGAATAGACCGGGGTTGTGTGTGCAACAGAACCTGAAAGGCTGAATGCTCCTGTAGAAAGGTTGGCTGTTCCTGTGTAGACTGGCGTCGTATGTTGAACACTGCTCGCAAGAGTGACTGCTCCAATTGTGACAGCAGAAGACCCGGTGTACGTAGGACGAACATGCTGGGCAGAACCGGACAGAGTTGCTGCTCCGGTGGTGACAGCAGAACTTCCAGTGTACACCGGTCTCACATGCTGGACACTACAAGCGATCGTTGCTGCACCGACATTGAGAGTCGACGAAGCAGTGAACACCCAGATGGTGGAGTACGGAAGCTCAGCGTATGCAACATATCCGTACATAGTTCACATCAGGCACAAGGTTCGGCTTCGGCAGTTCCGTGAATGAAGCAGGTCTCTGTTGAAGCTCCGGCAGTGTCAGTATTGTCGATGACTGTTCCGTTTTCCGAAGTGTAGTAACTTCTTGCGTTGGCAAGAGTAGCTGCCAATCCTCTCCACTGCCCGGTTGTTCCAGAAGAAGGGTTGTACAAGGTGATGGTCGGAGTTGCTTTGCCCATTGTGACAGGAAACCGCCATGTGATTTCTGGATCAATCGAACCAACAATTGTTTGTCCTGGAAGAGATCCAGTAAACCCAGCATTGTTTGCAGGAGTAGTTCCAGTTGGAAATGTTTTACAGAACCGCTTGAGGCAACACACTCTCTCCAAGGCTTCTTCTTGGTCTGTGTACATTCCTGGGAAACTACCACGAACAAGAGTTGGGTTTTTGATTCTGAATGCTTCAAGGGTTCCAAACGTATCCTGTACCCATAAAAAAATGATCAGATTGTTAGCTGACGAAGTGATAGCACTGGTAGTGACGTACCCCGTGTGAAATGCTCCTCCAGAGCCTAATGGGATCGTTACACTTCCAATTCCAGCAAGGACAAAATTTGTGGACTTGAAGAAGTTTCCAGTGGTGAATGTGCCACTTGTCCAATCATTGACAACGTCTCGAGTAGCTGAATCTGCTGTACCAGTCCATTCAAGAACTGCTGCACGAATTGTACGAGCAGTAGCAACATTTACAGCGACATCAAACGCCAAGGTGACTTTAGACCCTCTCAAATTGTAAGTATCACTGGCCCACAAACATTGACCTGCACCAATACGAATAGAACTTGCTACAGACTGCTGAACTTCCATGTATGAGTTGGCAGCGGAGTATGAAGCCTTGAGAATAGCACTTCCAGAACTTTCAAGTCCAAACCACCCATCAGCGAGCATCGCTCCATCACTGACTGCGGCTGCTCCAGTAGAAGCCATCCGTTGCCAAACTTTGAATGACGAATTCGTAAGCAGGTTCTTACTGTAGTAAGATTTTGCCATGTCTGCGATCATGCCAAGAGCAACATCCTTTGTATTCCCAGACAACGTCAAGATTGTGTCGCTGTTGGAGGACCTGATCACAGTCTCTCGAGTGAGAGTGTTCGCTGCCGTGTACCGACCAATACCAGCTTCCCAAGCAGTTCCATCAACAATGAAGTACGGCACAACATCGTTGATTGCACAAACGGCACTGAATCGTTGAAACCCAGACACCGACGAAAGAGAAACTGTTCCTGTACCAGAACTGATTGTGGTTTCACGAACTCGGTCAGCAAGGATCAGAGACATGGTTACTTCCTCATGAATTCAATAGCATGACCGTTTTTGATCAACTCGTCACCAAGGTTCAGTACAGTTCCGTCTTGTCGTGTTCCAATGATTTCTGCCACATACCGTCCGAAGGAGTCTGCATCCTTGTGGGTTCTTACCATCACAGAAGTGAAACCACGGATTAGTTCACTTGTGAAGTGTGTGGCAGCCATTCCTTTGACTTTGGAATCACCTTTGACTTCTGGACAGTTGACACCCCAGACCCGGCATCTTATCTCGAGTCGCGCTCTAAACCCAAGATCGATCTCCAGGTCTAGGGTGTCGCCATCCACCACGTTGGTGATCTTGGCCCTGTATTGGTAAGCAAGATTCATCTGTGCCTCCGATCAAGCATTCATGACCACGTAGGTGATGTGACCACCAACTGCGACAGCCCCAGAGAGGTTGATGTTGAGTGCTTCACCTGCTGCGGTTTCGAAACATCCTAATCCTTCAACAGTAACTGTTGCTCCCCCATTGGCTGCGAAGTACATCAACCCGGTCAAGTCAGTAGATCCTGATTGAAACTTGACGTTGACTGCTGCATTGACGATGACAGCGTAAGAGATCACTACAATCTTCTTACCAGCAACCGCAGCAACCAGTTGAGTTGCTCCAGAAGAAGAAGTAGAAATTTTGACATGATTCATGATCAACCGACTCCAAGAAGAGTTCTACGAGTATGTCCGGAGATTACTGGAACGGTGTACACCGCCTGAATCTGAAACGCATCAACTTCGAGGCTAGGGCTGTTTTGGTTTCCGGTTTCGTCAAACCCGACTCTCACACCGAACGTCGACGCCTTCGCTTGTGCTGGTGTTACCGTGCCGTCCGTCACAGCCCATGAGTGCCACTGGAACGTTGATTGAATCTTGAATCCGGCTGTCGTTCCGCCTCGGTTGCTGCCGTAATCCGCCCCCGCTTGACGCAGGTAGATTTGGTAGGCGTACACCTGCCCCGAGTTTGTTTCCCGCGCGTAGCACCGAACATTGAACCCGGTGATCGTCGCGTCATCGGGCAGGTCTGAGAATCCCGGATTGAGCAGCGTGGCGCTCACGTTGATGCCAGCATTGCCCCAGTCGGCGTTGCTGCCGTCTTGCGTCAAAACGCGGCTGCTGGGATATGCGGACCAATCGCCGGTCAATGTCGCTGACGCGAAGCTCGCCCAGGCTGTTGTAGCCATGACATATTCCTATTCATCGTGGTTGTTTAAGACAGCTTGTCGTTGGTCATCGGCTCACGATCGAGGTTCAGTTCGTTGACAAACCACAGAAGATGGAAGGCCATGTTGCGAACAGAACCAGACGGAAGCCCATCAAACACAGAACTGATGATGTTGAGTTCTTCTTGCCAAGGAATCAAGTCCCACAATTCTTTTTTGACATCTTCCGACAGGTCTACGATGATTCCTCTGCCAGAGGGGTGGGGAGTTCCTTCTCCACCAGATTCCGGCAAGTTCCACCAAGCGGCAACACATTCGTAAACCTTGGTCAAGTACTCCTTGACTTGACTGTCTGGCATTTGAATGATTGCATTGTGGTACGACACAAGAATTGATTCGTCAACCGGAGGAGCAAACGTTCCACCGATTCGGGCTTGCTTAGACATGGTTCATCAGCTCACAGGAACGGTAACGGTCATGGAAGAAATGGCAATGGTTCCACCAGCGACGATGACGTTGTTGTCAAAGTTCAGGTCGCCTGAGCCTTGTCCACAAGTCATGTCCATAAGTGGGTTGTTGTCACTGTCGAAGATGCAAGCGTGGCCGGCTGTTCCACTGGCATCTGCGGAAGTGTCAGACGTGATGGAGGAAGCGGTTGCCACCCCCGTAGCTGAGTTACCGAAAGCCGGGTCGCTAAACGTAAGCGTCCCCAGCAGTGTCCCAGAGGGGTTGTCGCTGACCGCACTCGGCTGAGCTCCGGTATAGACCTTGATGGTCCCTGCTCCAGATCCTGCATCAATGCTGTCCACAACCGCGTTACAAGCATTGTTGCGAACTGTGGTTCCAAGTCTCAAAGCCATAGTCATTCCCTTCCTGGAACAAACCCGTTGTTGTGATCAGCATCGTGGATTGCACGAAGCTGTTGAAAAGACATTCCACGAACTCTGATTCCGTGAGTTTGTTCAAGATGGGCTCGAAGGCTGGCTTCAGTTCCTCCGGGCCAAGTGTACCGTCTGTGACTGGGTCTGGGTACAGCGAAGTTAAAAACAGAAGCGGTGACCTTGGCAGCAGCCTTGAATGGAGCAGCCGCTACTTTCAAGAAGTATAGGTCAGTGATCTGTCTGGAACTCAGCCGTCCAACCTTCCTTGAAAGCACCTTTCCATCTTCAACAAGGATGTAGGTTGGAGTCATGTCCACATTGTACTTCGCAGCGGTGGCATAATCCAACTCGGTGCGAATGACTTGAATGTGAACATCACCGTTGTGCCCAACCCGCCACTTTTTCTTGGTGAGTTCGATGAGTTCAGGTGAGGTGTACCCATTCATCTGAAACTTGGGACAGGCAGAACAGTTCTTGTGTGAAAAAATCAACACCTTGCGAACAGGCTGCCGTTGAACTTTGATTGTGGTCTGCACCGTCTGTTCACGAAACGTGTACGTTGTCGTAGGAACAGCAGCACAAAGGATCAACACAGAAAGCATCGTGTTCATGACGCAACCGCTTGTCCAACAGAAACGGCACAATCAGGAAGAGCTCGTTGCCCTTGCAGAACTGAATAGCCTTCGAATCCCCAGTCCATTCCCCAAGAGTTGCGGATGCGTACACCGGGCTGACCGTTTGTCCATACCGGGTCAATACCACATACAGCGTGACCCCACCAGAGGTATCCTACAGCCACGGGGATGCGGTGTAGGAGGGCACTCATGAGGTACTCAAGGTTTAGCTTGGGGAGCTCCCACCAGAGCGGCACGCGGTATTTCTTGCGGACCGCATCACTCATCACTGTCTTGAAGGCCCGGTTGATCGAGTTGTCAGGCCACATGGAAGTTGGAACAACCCCCACAGTGGAAATGAACTCAAGGGCTTCATCAGGCCAACCTCCAACATTCTGGAAGTTCTTGATGATGGCCCCACCAGAGGCCGGTGACAACGAAACCAGTCCTTGGTTCTGGATCACACGCTGAGTTTCCAAAGCGTACACCACACAATTGATCCAGCAGTAGTTCGTCTGTCCTTGGTTCTTGCAGATCTGACCGGCCTGACGTGACAAGTCAGAAACCCTAGACTTCCTTTCTTCCATTTCCTTTATACGGGCTTCCCACTCGTTGCGAGGAATAAGAAGCTCTTTGGGAAAAGGAGCTGAGGAAGGCATTTTGCCAACCCCACGGAACTCTGGCATCAGCCCAGAAGTAAGACCTTCTGGAGTTTGATAGACATCCGCTGGAGTGCTATCGTCAATCACATTTTCGCCAGCGTAGATCACAGATCACCCCCAATCTTCTTCAACAAGGCCATCGTGGCTTCTTCGGTTGCCGGAAGGGGATAGATTTCAGCCGTGGTGCCAGCACTGATCACAATCTGGGGAAGTGCCCCCATACGAGGAAGGTACTGGTTCCACAAAGATCGCAGAGGCTCTGGCTCGGAGTCTGTGACGGAAGTCCCCTTCGGCCATTTTCGCCAACTGGGACGACCCTCAGCATCCTTGACGCACTTAGCGTTGAGGTACTCCACAATCTTTGTGGAAAACAGAATGTTGGTGGTTTCCTTGTCGTACGCCTTGCCTGATTCGTACACCATGATCACCCGGAGTTGAGAAGGATCAATTGGTGCCGGAGGAGTAACGTCGGGGGAAACCTCTTCCTTTTCATCATCGGGAGGAGGACGGGGACTGGTTCCAATTTCCACCCAAGTCCTGATGATTTCTTTCTCTTCAGTAAGTCCTGCGGGAATTGCAATCAGCTCAGCCCTTCCAGACACACCAAACTTCGCATCCACGATCGCGATATGCGACGAGGAATAGTTGCGAGTTTCAACCTTACCCGATCCACCAGAGAACAAGCCTCGTAAACGCAACGGTCCCGTTTCGTAGGTGACCGAAGCAAACTTTTCCGGACTCGCAAGAAGAAAGAACTGTTTGTCAGACTCGACAACATAGAACTCTCCTGGGTCAATCCGTGGAACTTTCTGAGGAGAAAGGTCCGGTTTGGGAGGCTGTGGCTCCACTACAGGGGGAACCACCACAGTAGGAAACTTGATCTCTTGAGCAACCAACTGTCCCGGTCCGAAAACCAAAAACAGAAGAACGGCCATGCTGCGACTCATGGAACATCCTTTCATTCAACAAAGAGGTCGTCTTGGGAAACTTGAACTGTGGAGGCTTCTGCACACACGGCACTGAGTGACAGGGCAGACATAGTTCGGGCTTGGTCCAGGGTTTCCTTTGCCACTATTCGAAGTTGTTTGCGGGACAGCTTCTTCCGTTCCTTGCGGGCTTGTCTTTTGGCCTTGTTCATCACACTGGCGAACAGGACGTGATCGTATTCCCCCGTTTCCTGATCGTACCGTTCGTTTACGTACTTGGAAAGTTGAACAGGGGTTGGCTCCGGGTCTTCCTTTTTCTTCCCACAGGATTCGAACAGTTTGAAGAGCAGGGGAACAAGACCAGTGATGATCGGTAGAATCTCAATGAACTTGAAACCTTCCCCTCGGTTTTCGATCCCCTCTGCGACAGACTCACAACACTGGTTCAGGTTCATGTCAGGTTCCGGTTCTTGGAGGAAGAGCGTTTTTTCCTTGGAACACTTTTGGAAGAACATCGATCACTGCTTGTGGAAATGGAACTCCCAGCTTCGCAGAGTTTTCGATGATGGACAGTATCTCTGTGACGCAGTAGGCTCCAGCAGCAAGTTGAGCCAACGGCATTTGTGACTCTCTGCCGATCGTGTGGCACACCCCCACCACAATTAGCGTTACCACCTTCTTTCCGATACCACGAAAGCTGACAGAGCTTGACAGGGTTTGTTGGGCACAGGCTACGATGATCCCAATGACAACGTCCGCCAGCATCAAGATCAGCAACGTTCCCAGGAATGGGACAGAACTGGCAACTTGAAACAGCCAGTACGAAACTGTGTCTGGTTTAGACATTAACATATCACCGATCATGGATCACTCCTAACCCTAACGAATGCACTGTCTCTGAGGTATCCTGTGAAGACTGGACAGAGTTCTTGAGAAACCCTAACTAAAGATCTTCCTGCACGAACAAGAGCTTGTTCAATTCCAATTCCTGCTGCCAGATGAGCCGCAACCTGTTTTTTCAGGTCTGGAGCCATTTGATTAGCAGGAGTTTCAAGGAACTTGGCAATTCCGTTTGGGTGAAACACAGTCAAGTCTTCGTGGACGTAGATTGCGTACGGAGCAGTGTACCCAACATCCACTGTTGCCTTGTGTCCAAATGTTCCAGTTTTTGGACTTCTGCCTTGTCCCCAAATGACTGTGCCTAGGTACTTTTGAACATCCTCAACAGAAGATTTCACAACCTTAACTGATTTGAGCATGTCATGTTCCAGTTCCGGCTACAATCTCTGGGAGCTTGTTGCTGTACCTCATCAACATGCAATCCCGTTGAACAAACCGCTTCTTCAAGGCCGGGATTGAGTTGGACCTGATGACTTGTTTGAGGTTGGTGGGAGTGACTGGAAGATCAGTCAAGGCTCCCCGCCATATCAAGCTCCCAACTGGGATTTCTCTGGACACGAAGATCACTGCGTCACAAGCCACCACTCCAGAATCTGGTGTAATGACTTCTCTAGCAGCATCTTCCCAACGACAATTGAGTTCAACTGGGCTGAGAACCGTCGGATTACCGTAATCGTCAACACCTGAGGCTTCATATAGAACTACCTTGTCATTGTGATCAGCAACTTCCATCGCTGGCATGATCAGCTCTCAGTCGTACCGAGCCACAGGACTGTCGCCTGTTGAGTGGAGTTCATTTCAGACAAGCATCCAGAACTGTCCATCCGCACAGCCATCTGACCATACGCGGTGAAGTTGAAGCCCGTGCCGGTGGCTCCCTGGAACTTCGAAGCTGCCTTGCCCGTGATCCGTTCAGATTCAATCGGGTCAGAAAGAGCATAGAAGTGAGCAGAGAGCCACCGTTCAATGATCTCAAGTTGGGCTGTTGTGAGAGTGACCCCTTTGGCCGTCGCACAGGTTACAACTTGATCAATCATCACAGAAGCTGATTCGATGAATGGATCAAGTGAAGGGTTGTTCGCACTGTCGTAGTGATTTCCAAGAATCAGCTTTACGGCGGCACTGGTGGTCCTTACAGACATGATCCATTCTCCAGAATCAGACAGCGTTCTTGGCACGCAACAGCTTGTCGATGATCTCGGCCTTCTTCAAGCCGGCCACATCGATTTCTTCATCAGAAGCCAGACCTTGAAGCTGAGCAACGGTCAGCGTTTCAAACTCAGCACGGAGTTCAGAAATCTGTTCCGTACTCAAGGCGGGCTGAGTCGTGACTTCACCAGCCACAACAGCGGTCAACGCGTCCATCCGGTCTTGCTTGGTGTACCCCTTGCTCAACTTCGCACTGGGGTCAGCCGGAGTGAACTTTTCTTGAGGAACACCAGCCGGTTGAAGTCGGGCCATCAGTCGGGCCGGACATTCAAAGACATCACCCTTGACATACGTCCGGGAGATGCCATCACGGTCACGTTGAACATGCTTTCCAGAAAGAATGCGATACTTCGTCCACGCTTCATCGGCCATGACATACTTCCTTGAAGGAGGGTTAGAGGACGGTAGGAAGAAAGGGGATGACCGCACCAAGAGGTCGCAGACACTTGGCCGTCATCCCCCTCCCTCCTTCGGGATCACGAGGTCGTTGCGTGGAGAATACCACACTGACCGGTTTGCGTCTGGAAGATCTGCGGCAACCAGATGCACATGACCTTGAAATTCAACTGGAGACCGCCACGGGATTCCCATTGAATCACCGAGAGGTTCATCCCGTTCACCGCACGCACCACGTCTTCGGTCATTTGGACCATGATCATGGTGAAGGGGTTGGTGCTGGAGTTGAGGTAGTCCAGACGCTTGACGTCACGGATACCGTCAATCTTCCGCAGCCGATCACGCAAGGTCATGGAGGCGTTGTTGCCCCCGAGCCGAGCGTAGTCGTTGTCCAGGAACTTGTCCCAGTCCGTGCTGTGGTAGATCATGTACGGACCGTACATATTGTCTTCGAACATCTGTTCCCGCATTTCGAGAACATCCGCAACCGTGGCTTCCGGGTTGGAGCCAGTGGGTACGTTCAAGTCAGTCTTGGTATTCCGACCCGCAAAGGTCAGATACCCACTGATCTTGGACGTCAACGAGTACCGCGAGTCAGACCCGTAGGTCAAGCCCGCCAGCGTACCGATGGTGGTCTTTTCCACCTTTTCGGCGATACGCCGCGTGACCATCTCCATCATCGTGAAGTTCAGCGGCTGGCCGTTGTTTCGGCTGGTCGCCAGACGACGCGAGGAGAAGCTGAAGTCACCGTGGGTAATCGGCAACGGGATGCCTTCCAGACCGAAGAGCGGAGAGCTCGTCGTGGTTTCCGAAAGAGCATCCATGTCGACATAGGCATCGCCAGTGTCGTTGATGGTTTCGTGTTCCAGGATGGTGTTGGACATACCATCGAGGGTGTACACGTTCGTAGCCATCAGGTCCGACCACGCTTGAAGGCGAGGGCGGGCCACTTGGATCAGCCGCTTTTCCAGCTTGACCCATTCATCCTTCCGCAACGAAGCAGCATTGGTCACGGGGTGATCAAAGCCAGCACCGCGAAGATCGCTGACACGAACGTTTTCCAGCTTCCCAGACTGGTTGTGGATCGTAACATACTTCTTCCCGTCATCGCCGATCCAGGGCTTGAAGAACCCCGGCTCATAGCGGAGACGCTGAAGCTCACTGGCAACAGGGCCATCAGCGTTTTTTCCGCCGTTCCAAACAAAGTCAGTCATCAACAAAGACGACATAGAAATTCTCCCTCAAAATCATGAACTCGGGTGGGGTGTGATTTGGAACTTGTGTGGATCAATAACCGGTGTACCGGCAGAGAGCCACGGTGTCAGCCGTCGGATCGGTGATGGTTTCCAACAGTTGGAACGGCTCCGATTCAGGACTTCCGGTCGTGGCAATCAGCTTGCCCGTGCCGTTGTCGACAATGAGGAGTTCACCGAACGAGTGATCATCCCCAGTACCAGCCACGTCCAACAGTCGCATGTTCAAGTACTCACCGGCAACCGGGAAGTAGACCCAACCACGTTGACCGCTGACATAGGCATCATCATAGGTCTTGCCAGACAGTTGATTTTCCAGCAACACCATGATCGGGCGACGGTTGCCATCAGCTCCCGGAGTGTAGACTTCAACAGTCTCCACGTTGTCAGCAGTGAGACCGGCCTCGGTCCGAACCTGCATGACCGTACCGGGCTTCGGAGTCCCGTAGACAATCACTTCCTTCTTCACACCACGCAACTGAGCGCCGGTGGCAAGAATTTCAGTTCCGCGCATCTTGTTTCTCCTTGAATTCCTGGCCTCCCGTATCTACACAAGACACGGCGGTAGTTCAAATCAGCCTTCTTCGGTTTTGGGATCAGACGCCCAGTTCCACGCCGGAAGTTCCAACGGGGTTTCTTCCTTGGGCTTCACCTTGTTGCCACTGTTCTTGGCTTGGGCTTCCGGAGCAGGAGCTTGACCACTGAAGTCAGCCCCACCCCCTTCTTCCTTGGAACCGGCGTTGAGAGCATCCACAGTCTTCTTGAGCTCCACCAGTTCAGCCAACGTCTTGCCGGACAGGTTCAACACTTGAGCTTGACGTTGATCAGCAGGAACAGAATCCGTCAGAGCCTTGATGATTCCCATCCGCTCTTCGGCCTTCTTGTTCTTGGCATACTCAAGAAGCTCCTTCTGATCAGCAGTCAGTTCATTGACCACAATGGTCTTGACTTCTTGCTTTTCGTTGGGAGACTTTTCAGGTTCAGTCTTCTTCGTCGTTACCATCTTGTGAAGAGCCAGAATGGCTTCGTCACTCAAGGTGTTCATCGCAGCCTTGTCTGCATCCGTAGCAGCCTTTCCGCCGCACGAGCAGTTGGTGACTTCAGCAACCAGTGCGGCTTTCTGTTCCGCGGTGAGTGCCATGCCTTGATCCTTTTCAGTTTGTGAACTTCCATTCTTGTGAAACACCGCGTTCCACACTTGTTCAAGTCGGTCCTTCCAGTTCTTCGAAGTGTTGTTGACTCCACAACCGTCTTCAAGGGAACAGGCACCTTTGTCATCAGGCAGAATTGCCAAATGATCTGGACGAAGGTTTCTTGCGATTCCCTCGTACTTCACTCCGTTGAACACTGGGTTGTCACCAACTTGGGTGTCAATGGCAACATTCACCCCGGTGCTCAGTTCAATCTTCTTGCCGGATTGAAGATTTTCATAAATCCGGTTGTCAACCGCCTTGGTTCGCTCAATGTCAAACCACCCCTCGGCCACCAACTTGCCCGAATCATCACCCTTGGCATTGAGAATGATGCCAATTCCAAACTTGTCGAGGTATTCCGGAACCCGAGCAGAACTGCCGTTGGGATGGTTGACAACAATTGGCATCCCATTCCAAACGCTGGGATTCTTTGCTGTTTCTTCTTTGGGATACAGAAGCGGGCCTTTGGACCCATTCAACACGCCGGGGACAATCATGGACATTGGAACAACAAAATGGTCGCGGCCCATCAAGGGCTTGCGAACAGCCACCGCGTTGCACACAGATTCGTATTCGATGAGATAGTCCATAGTGACTCCAATTTGTTGTATGTCCGACCAAGAGTGCCAGACAAGACTTGACCAAATCGACGCAACTATTCGGCAATGTGGATCAAACGAACCAATCTGTACCGAATCTGCTTGTAGATCCCCATTTCACCAGAAATGTAGTATCCTGGACTGTGGATCTTCATATCCCTTCTCAAGGAGTTGATGTGTCGCATGACTCGTTCTGGACGCTGTTGTGGATCATCAAGAACTACAGCCATTTCTTTCTTAGTGACGGCCCCAGAGTTGGTCAACAATGCTTCAACCAACTTCTGTAAGATCCGTTTCTGGGTATCACTGTACTTGTCATACCCCGGCAACTGAAAAATCATCACTCTTTCTCCGAATTGGACTGCGACTTCCGCTCGGAATACAAACCCCACCCCGGCACGCCCGGAGCAGCACAACCCCACTGAGAAACGCTACGACAGCCTCTGCCGCGTCGGAAGCGGGGTCCGTGGCAAAACCCCCACTTGGCAACTCCGACGCGGCAGCGACCGACTGTATTCGTCTAGCTTCCAAGAACCTTGGTAGGGGCTTTGTCGGCTGAGGCCGGGTTTCCGTTACCCTTGCCTAACTGACGGTCCTTGCTTTCCATTTGCTTTTCTTTCAAATCAGTCCCGACACTGATTTCATGCTTTTTCAACTCAAGATCCATCGCTTGCTTTTCCCGTGGGTCTTGAGTCAGGCGGGCTTCTGGGGTGCTGAGTTGAGCAGTGGCTTCTGCAACAATGGCAGCCGTTTCTTCATCTGTGAGTCCAAGGATCATGGTGTAGAAGAACTTGGCTGGCATCAAGGCTTCACAATTGCCAGAAGAGTACTGAGCCAGAGCTTGGGTACGCTTCAGACCCACTTCCGCCATCTTGACCGAATCCACAGTCTCAAGCGACGGCCAGTAGATCAAATAACGTTCAGGCTCAGGCAGCACCCCAACAGTGATCAGCCGGTCAATAAACTTGCTGATGATGGGGGAAGCCTTCTTGGCCTGATACTCCCGAAGGCGGTCATTCCACACAGAGTCGTCTTGACTACTGGCAAGCTCCCCAAGCTCACTTCCCATGAACTTTCTTTTGGGACAGGCTAGTTTCACACAGATTGCGTCAATTTGAACATCAATCTGTTTCGATGGGTCTACCACCTGAGGGGCAAGCGACTTGGCTGTCATACCAGACAGAGCCAGATACCGCTTAAGGTCCTCCATGTAGAGTTCCATCTGCTCTTTGATTTCTTCCCGCTTGATAGAAACATTGCCCCCAAGAGAGGGGTGTGTTTCCAAAGACAGACCGGGGAAGCTCCCTTTCCAGTACATTTCGGCAGAACCACCACACAGCTTCTTCAAGTCCATCAAATTGTCAATGACAGACTTCATCCGCGGCTTGTGGAAAATTTCACCGTTGTCGGTAACGTGGATGATGCGGTGCCAGTGAACCAGAATATCCTTTTCTGGGAGGCCAACCTCTTCCTCACTACCCTGACGATCAGCAATATCTCCCAACGTGATGCGGTAGGTCAGAGGCTGCCCATACCGAGGGTGACGGGGATCAATCTCATACGACTCGATCTTGACATTGGACTGATCAAACTCCCGAAGATACAACAACCGCATCGGAGACTCTGTACGATCCACTTCCCGGTCCGGGGGAGGCTTGGTTCCAAGCTCCGATGCGAACGGGTAATTTTGATCGTAGGTCAGATCAGTTCCCCGGATGTTGTCAACACCCTCTTTCTCTTCAGGAGAATCTTCCGGAGCATCTACTACAGTAACAGTTCCCTTGGGAGCAACTCCGGTCGGAGGCTTCACTTTCTTAGGCAGCATTTCCTTGAAGCTGCTTTTCACCTTGGTCTTGTTCTTTCGGTCCTTTTTCCGGCCCCACTGGTCAACGCCAGCAATCGGCTGATCCAAAGCCTTGCCGTCATTGAGGCCCAACAGGATCACACCGTAGTTCCCAATGCCCGCCAAAATCTGAGCATTCTTGAGGTGAGACCACACAGAGTCACAACGAGTGTCCTCAAACCAACTTTCACCTAGAATATCCCGACACAGATCTTTCATTGCCAACTCGAACGGTGTTTCATCGTCCAAGTCGTCTGTTTCATACACAATGGGTGAAACTTGCCACGCTTCCATCGGGTACAGGTTGACGGTACGCTCGGCGTATGAGTTCCGTTCATATTGCTCACGGTAGAATTCAGTGGTAAGTTCGCTGTTTTCCTTCCATTTGCAAGACTTTGTCAAGTCCCTTGAGTCTGGAGAGTCAACCCGACGAAGCAGTTCTTCACGAGCAGAAGCCAGATTTTCCACCGCAAAGGCCATGTTGAGGGCAAACTCACGATGTTCCGGTTTGAGCGAATTGATGTCAAAGCCCTTGGAACGGTCGCCGAAAGGATCGCTGTTCATGTGGTTTTACCCTTCTTGCTCAATACCGGGTTAGGAGCTTCAAAAGGAGCTCCTGTGGCAGCTTCTGTAGTCTGTTGTTCAATTGCCAACCGCTGTCTTACAGGGTCAGCTTGAAGGTTTGGAGGTTCGTACAAGTCATCCCATGACATTTTTCCGTCTGTGGATTCAGGTTTCTGCATACCAACTTCATCAAGCATCCCTCGATGCTTCATTGCCAACTCAAGAGCGGCCAATTTCGGGACCAGCTTGATTTCACAAATCTGAATCGCATTACCTTGGTCATCAAACCCGGATTTGACCTTGAGTGAGTCAATACACCGCCGAGCACTTTCTGGAATCTTGCGAAGATCAGACAGATTGATCTGACCATTTTCGTCACAAAAGTCAATAATGTCTCGTAGAGCTAGTGTGTCTACCTCTTTCAAGATCCTTTCTGCACTGATTTTTGTCTTAACCGAGGCTTTGTCCAGAAATTCACGAACAGCCTTGATGACAAACTGGTTTTTCTTCAAAAGAGCATGTCCAGTGACCTCTGAAGCGTATCCGGCCTGAAGAGCAGCCTTTCCAGCATCCATTTTCGGGTCTTGCAGCAGATAATGAACAAATAATTTCTGCTGAAGTGACATTTCTGTCGGTTTCTTGTTTCCTGGACCAGCCTTCTTTGAGGTGGGGGGCATCAAAACGCTCCTGCGACGGAAGGTTTTTCGTCTGTCATCATACCAAACATCGCTAAGACAAGGGCATCCGCATCATCAGGTGACCTCCCAACGATGTCGATCAAGCACAATTCGTCACTGTCTGGGTCTGTCCGACGTTTAGGCGGCAAATATAGCTTTCCCTCGCCATCATACAACAGAGGGATAGGAGCCAACTGCCGCCTCAACTCGTGCAAATGTGCTGGAATACCGAACCCGCTACCAGTCATGGGGTTGATTGCAATCCGCAGAAGGTCATACATCTGTGCCCTACGATTTTTGTACACCACCCGCGTTTCACGCTCATCGCGAATTTCCTTGTACATCTTCATTTTCTTCCAGGCATTTTCAAAACTGACCGATTCACCGAAGCCAACTGCCCGAATTCCGTCGATATTGGCGATCTTTTTCAAGTAATCGGCATGTTCCTTACCACCACCCCCAGCATCAAACAGAACTTGGTTTCCTTTTAAATTCCACTTAGCCATCATGCGAAGAGTAACAGTCATTACATCTGAAGTATCTTCCATGAACGGAACTGAATGCAGGTCAAGGATACCAAATTCGTCAACAACACACCATGAAAGAGTGTCCCCACCAGAAGAAGTATCCACTCCCATTGCCTTGGCAGTACGAGACGTTAGCCGGACATGGTCTTGTGCGATCTTGGCAGAGCGGTCCAGCCACTCTGGTGGGAACATCAAGACTTCTGCACCTTCATAGAACTGTCCGTTGAGTGAAATTGTCTGCTTCACTTTGTCCCAGATCCGGATGTTCTTTTCGTAAGTAGCGTAGTCTTTGACTCCAGGGACCAATACTTCATAGGTAGGTTCTTCACCACGAGCAACTTGAAGAAGCCCCAACTTGACGTTAGGACTATCCTGTGCCCCAATGTGAATGACCTTGCGAATAAACCCTTTTCCATTGGTTCTGGCAATATCGCCACCAGCATCATCACTCCCAGGACGACCCTTGACGGCGTGCTTGAAGAAATTCTGACATTCAAATGGGTTGCCTACGATCAGCTTGCGGTTAGCCCATGTATCAGCTTTCTCGTAATACACGTCTGGAACACCGCTTGCTTCGTCCACAAAGAACAACGTTCTAGGAACACCATCGCCAGTAGAAGCAATGTGGTGTCCAAGAAAGCCTTCGCCTGTATCACTGGCAACCCGCCCAATGATGTAGGACAAACCGCACAGGTTGTCACGGACGTACTTGCGGATGTGTAGGTTATTCACCAGCAGAGGCCCGCCCTTGTCGTGTGTGAGCGGTTGTGCTGCGGTCTGAATGAACCTACGCATTTCCCCCCACAACACTGCGTTGAGCTGAGTATTGTCAACAGAGGTGGTTACAACCCGACACGGATGGCGGGATAGAAAGAACCATAGACAAGCCAAAGCTCCCACAAAGTCTTTTCCCAGCATGTTTCCGGCAGGAACAACT